GTATCACAAGCGATGGACGGAACTAAGCCTTACGGTGGGGCAGTTACTCGGTATAAGTACATTGCACCAGACGGAACAGCTACACTAGATGATGGTAGTGATGCTGGCGTAGTGGTCGATAGCCGAAGCATGACCAAAGCCTTACATGCTGCAGTTCCAAAGGAGTTGAAAGATGCTTACATTGCTGAGAAAGCTGCAAAAGCTGCGGAGGAACAAGCCCGACTGGACGAAATTGCAGCACAAGAAGCAGCAAGACTAGCTGAGTTAGCCGCCATCGAAGCAGAAAAACTTAATTAGTCGAAGGGAAGATAACATGGATAAAGAACTAGCAAAAGGCGCTCTTCAGTTTCTACAACGCGCCACGCTACAGGCGTCAGAGATACAGGCTTACCAGATCATCAAGAATGCGTTGATGGTCGAGGCGGGCTTGGCGCAACCGGCTCCGGTTGAAGTCCCGGCGCTTGAAGAGGCCGAGAAGATATCAGCTAAAAAGTAAAGGCGTTTAAACATGGCACTGACTAAAGCGACACCCGGCGTCCTCTCCAAGGCGTATGTTGAGAAGACCGACGACACCGAGAACGTATTGGGCGGGACGATTGCTCTGACTGAGAAGATATTCACCATCTCGTCCGGTGCCGTTACCCCGACACGTTCAAACATTGTACTAGCAGCGCAAAGCGGAACAGCGGATATATTAGATCAGATCGTCACGACCAGCCTGTCGGACGACAGCATCATCATACTGTCGGTGGACACGGGTGACACCATCACCATCAACGACGCGGGTGGTGCTGCGGGGCAGATTCACCTGATCGACAATGCCGACTTCGTCATGTCCGGGAACAAGCGGTTGTGCCTCGTTCGGGATGGCGCTGACTGGTATGAGTTGTGGCGGACGAGTGCGGGCTTCGACCCTCAATACACCAGTGCAGAAACAGCTATTGTTGCTGATACAAACCAAACCTTTACTCACAGCCTTGGCGCACTGCCTTCTAGGGTGCAGATTGTCGCCCGCGTTGTCACTACCGTTGATGGTTTTGTAGTGGGCGATGAATTGCAGGGACCGTTTTACAATGTTGATGGTGGTACGGGCTTTACCGGGGCGGTGTTTTACTCAAACGCAACGACAATAGGTATTGTTACTGCTGACTCCGTTCAGGCAATAAGCATAACAACAAAAGACGCTTCCGAAATCTCAACAACCTCTACTACAAGCTACAAATGGGTTGTTCGGGCTTGGCTCTAATGAAGGGTTGTAAAGAACCCAACCCCCAAAAGATTACCACAATGGCGTGGTTGACAAAGGTGTGGCTATAATGATCCCACCTCAAGAACAGACACAAGGGATCGGCTTGGAACCCCTAATGAATGCCATTGATTACATCGCGGCTGGTGTCACCATAGGCGTGCTCGCAGGTGTTATAACGTGGGTGGCTGCACTGGCAACTGCTGTGTGGGCTGTCTTCCGCGCGATGAATGAAATCCACAAGTGGAAAAACAGAAAGAACCTAGTGGGGACCGACGACAGCGGCGCTTAAAAAGAGGTGCCGTGGTTGAAATTAGACCGAATCCTTGAGGAGAGGAGGTAGACCCTAATGTTTATGACCATGGGCTGGAAAACCCTTTTCGTTACAGCCGCACTCTGTCTAATGGTGATGTCAGTTAAGGCTGAACCGTATTTGACGGTTGCCCCACTTCAGGTCACTTGCGGCCCCTATCAAGAAATTCTTGACGCTATCACAGGGCTGCACAAAGAGGTGCGTATTGGACGTGGTGTTACAGAAGGTGGTGCAATGACAGAGTTTTTTGTCAGTCCCAAAGGGTCTTGGACGCTCCTGATAACCAGCGATCCAGAAGGCGATTCTTGCGTGTTGACAGGCGGTGACGCTTGGCAGTCGGTAGGACCGGAGAAAAAGACGAGTTTCTGAAACTACGAGCAGGTAGTCACTATGGCTTTTGTGCTTGACCCTGAACTAGAGTGTTATTCTACACCTTTACAATGGAGTTATTTGCAAGCATGGGAGACCCACGGGTCGGAGCGCTCCGCTGGCAAGGCATTGGGTGTACGCAGGAACTCAATTTCTCAAGCGTGGAGTGCTGTTAAGAAGAAGGCCGCGCTGCGTGGGTACGCCCCCGAGGAGGGGGTCATAAAGACCACGCCCGAAGGCTACCATATCAGAGGCACATCAACGCTATATGATTCTGACGGCGATCAGGTCATGCAATGGGTTAAAACAGGACAAGACCAAGACCAGCAAGACCAAGCTATTGACGCTGCGATTGCTGGATTTGCTGATATGGTCCCAAGGGCCAAGCCTCGCAAGGCAACAGGCAAAGACTACATTTCCGATTTGCTGGCAGCGTACCCGGTGGGCGATCACCACCTCGGAATGCTGAGTTGGAAGCCAGAGACTGGCGCGGATTGGGACATAGACTTAGGCGAGAAAACATTAATCGGCGCAATGGATCATTTAGTTAAAACCGCGCCCCCCGCCGAGACAGCATTGATAGCCTTCCTGGGCGATTATATGCACTACGATTCCTACAATGTCACCACAACAAAGGGTACTGGTCTAGACAGCGACACCCGGTTCCCTAAATTGGTGCGGGTTGCCATCCGGTCAATGCGGTATCTAATTGAGCGCGCACTGGACAATCACAAGACGGTGAATGTGATTGTCGAGGCGGGTAATCACGACGTTGCTAGTTCGGTCTTCCTACGCGAATGCTTGTATAATGTTTATGAAAACGAACCGCGTGTTGTTGTTGATGATGCACCGGGGCATTTCCATTACCACCGTTTCGGTTCTGTTTTTATCGGTACACACCACGGAGATACTGTCCGCATTGGAGGGCGCGGAACCAAGCTGGGCGACCGACTACCGCTCATTATGGCGGCTGACCGACCGGAGGATTGGGGCGCCACCACACACCGCTACTGGTGGACCGGACACATACACCACGACCGTGTTGTAGATCATACAGGGTGCAGGGTTGAATCGTTCCGGGTACTAGCCCCCGGCGACGCATGGCATAACGAAAGCGGTTACAGGGCAGCGCGGGATATGAAGGCGGTTGTGTTGCATAAGGACCACGGCGAGGTCGCCCGTCACATAGTTAATCCGGATATGCTGATATAGTTTACTTGGGGGTTGTGCAGTTATATAATCACCCCGCATTAGAATAGGAGACATCTGATGAAATATCTCAAGACATTTATGGGTCGCGCGGCCAACGTATACGCTGACTTCAAACAGGACATCGCAGTGTGGTCGATGCTCGCGCTAATCTTTAGCGCCGGTTTCGCCTTCGGCGCAATCGTAATCTGGATCGCATGACATGCTGACACTACTGGGTTCTGCGCTGGGGTTGTTCACCTCCTTCCTTCCGAAGGTGATGGACTACTTCCAGAATAAGCAAGACAACGCCCACGAACTGGCGATGCTTGAGAAGGTCCACTCCAACCAGATGGAGATGACCGCTATCGACGCCTCGATCCGCGAGGTCGAGACGATACACGAGCATGACGCCGCGTTGAAGGGTGGTAAGTTTATCGACGGGTTGCGCGCCAGCGTTCGACCGATCATCACCTATCTGTTTATGGCTCTGTTCATGGCCGTCGAGATCACCAGCTTTGTGTTGGTGTTGAAGACAGCCGGTACGGTCAACCTCGAAACCATACTGTCGGCGCTGCAAGCTGCGTGGGGTGAAGAGAACCGCGCCTTGTTCGCGACCATCCTTAGTTTTTGGTTTGGCGGAAGACTTTTTCGTAAAAAATGATCCTTAACGCAGCGGGGCTGTCAATCATAAAAGACTTTGAAGGTCTGGTTGACGGTGATCCCAGCACACCTGGGCTTGAGCCATACCTCGATCCTGTAGGGATCCCCACTTTGGGTTGGGGAAGCCTCTGGGGTAGCGACGGTCGCCGTGTCACGATGAATCACCTGTCGATCTCGAAAATCGAGGCCGGACGATTGCTGTCAAGGGAGGTCCGGCATGTAGAGCGGCAGGTTGCATACCTAGTCACCGCTAAACTCACCAGCAACCAGTTTTCGGCCCTGGTGAGCCTTGTCTATAATATCGGGTCAGGAAACTTCCAAGCGTCCACATTAAGGCGCTTGATCAACCGAAATGAGTATGAAAAGGCCGCAGATGAGTTCCCCAAGTGGCGACGCGCTGGCGGGCGCATCCTTCCGGGGTTGGTCAGACGACGTGGTGTAGAGCGGGCGTTGTTTCTTACCGTCTAACCAAACGCCAAATTAAAAACCCACCAACCCGCCCGCGATAACCCCCGCACATATTCGCTCGGCAACATCGCCCGTCTCCTTATCGTAAGTTTTTGACCAGGCAGTAAGGTTTGCCGGAGGTTCCCAAACGCGGATACATACGACCCGAGACAATATAATACTGGCAACCGGTCTGCACATCAGAACACCATACGATCCGGCGAACTTGATCAACACAATTGATGACCGTCTCCTTGGCTACCGGCGCCTCAACGGTCTTCATAACCGGCACATCCGCGAGGTGTTTAAACATCACCGACCCAAAATAGACCAGGGCGATGAACACCACACCCACTGCGACTAAACTAATCCCTTTCAGCATTAGTCGTCTCCAACCATTCGATGCGGCGCTCAAGACCAGCGATGACCTTCTCGTAACTCTCATGCTCGTGCTTGTTAAAGGCAAAGCTACCCGCGCCACCGGCAGCACCAACCACGGGCAACGCCAGAGCGCACCCCTGCGTCAGCAAGAGCAGAACAACTGCTAGATGTTTCATTAACATCTCCTCTCTTTACATCTTTTGCACAAACGGATGAACAACCCGTCAGCCACGAACGGTTTCTCGCAATAGAGACACTCGCGGTTGACGGGGGTGAAGACCGGCGTGTTGGTCTTGAGGATTAGCGATTGCAGCTTCGAGGTACACTCGGTCGAGGTTCGGCCGAGCATCAGGGCGATGATCTTCATGGGTCTGCGGGGAGTTCTTGCGTCTTCCCGGCATAGGATATCGACCTGTTCTTCTGTCCAGATTGTCATTTCGGGGCTCCTGTTTTACGATCCAGTATCATCGCAATGGTGCGAGCGTACCCCGCGATGTCGATCACACTGTCGAGGTGATCTGGCGATTGAGTGAGCCGCGCCATCTTGACACCGATCATCACCAGCGCGTGACGGACCCGCTCGTCGGGACAACTCTCAACCGCCTGAGTGATGAGTGCCACCCTTGCGAACATGTCGGCGGGATGACCGTAGACCTTCGCGCGGTCTTGCGTGACCTCGTGGAGCGCCTTGTTAAATTCACTGAGGTTGTTCATCCCACGACCACCTCTTCACCCGCGACCCCGTCAGCGTGACCGGCGTCGTAGCCGACCCGCAACCCTTTCGCGTAACCCATATTATAGTCGCTCAACAGGTGTTGGATGAACGCCTGACGCACGGTGCCTTCCGTACAAACGACACGACCGACGACCTGTCCGTTGTACTCTATGCGGTCGCCTATTACGTGGAGCGTTGTGTTTAAACCGGTCATCTTCTCTTCCCTTTCAAATTAAGTGGGGGGATTTTATCGACCCGTCCCCCCGTTGCGGGTGAGAAACTTCAGTGGGAGCGCTAATGACCGAGGCCACGGGTTTTGGTTAACACTGAAGTCCGATACAGTTGACGAAGCGATGGTAGTATCATACAAATATATTTGCAAGGAGAAAAATATGAACACTCGAGACGAAGCACTGAAAGCCTTGGAACGGGTGATGGCTGACAAGAAGCTGGCGAAGTCGAGCGTGGGTCGGGAGATATCCGGTGACCCGAATTTCGTTGACCGGCTGCGGAGCGGAAAAGACATCACAACAAAGACTCTTGATCTTGTATGGAACTTCATATATAAGCACGAATGAAGAAAACAGAAAGGGTAAGCAAATGACAACCACAACCGATCCGATGGAGATGACAGACAACGTCGTCCCTATCCCCGCTGGGCGCAACAAGGGTAAGTACGTCAAGTCCGACCACTGCACCTTTGCTGGCTCAAACGCGCTCGCCCAACGTATCCAGAACAGGTGGTGGGCGCACGGTCACACTGACGTTAAGGTGTGGGTTGTCAACGCGCACGGCATCTACTGGGTGCGGAGCAATCTCGTGGACGGTCTGCCGCCATCACATTTAGCAGCGGGGGTCGGAGAATGATCCATCTTCCCAAAGGCGGCTCGACAGCCACCCGCGATCTCAACTGCCCCGGTAACACCGAGAAGTGCAAGGACATACCACCGCGTCCGGCTGGACCGGCTGCGCGGGATGGCTCCATGAAACATGAGATCATGGAAATCTGCACCCGCGACAACCGGGTACCGGCTGACCTCCTTGGTCATCTGTATGAGGAAGACGGCTTCAAGCATGTTTTCGGTGCTGGTGACGACGATCTGGTGCAGGTCGAGATTGCCTTCAAGGCGCAGACCGATCTACTAGAGGCGTTCGACGTTGACGAGTTTATCGTTGAGCCGTTCGTTCAGTATATCCCCGGCCTAAGTGGTGGGTCCATCGACCTCATAGCCTTGTCGGGGGATGGTACGACGATCTTGATCATTGACAACAAGTTTGGTCAGGTCGCGGTGTCACCGAAAGAATCGGCGCAGCACGGGGTGTACGCTCTGGCGTCGCAGGTTGACCCTACGACCGAAGACCTATGGTTCAAGGTAGATAATATCGTGTTCGCGGTAAACCAACCCCGGACAAAAGGCACGATGTCTATATGGGAGACGGACCACAAGTGGCTCCTTGCTTTCAAAGAACGCTACGACAAAGCGTTAGCCTCAAGCCACCTTCACCCTGGTAAGCACTGCAACTGGTGTCCCGCTGCGCCCTATTGCGAGACAAAAAGGATCAGCGTCATGGCGACCAACCTTCTCGGATCGAAGACACGCGATGAACTTCAGGCGTCGGCCGATATGCTGGAGGAGGTCGATATATGGCTGAAGCGGGCGAAGGAGGAGTTGTACCTTCAACTAACACGCGGTGTGGCGATCTCCGGTTGGAAGATCATCGACAAGCGAGCGACTAGGCGGTGGCGCGATGAAGACAACGTGGCTGTCGAGCTTGCTGGTGAGATGCCTGTAGACCTACTCTACTCAAGAACCCTCTTAACGCCTCCACAAATGGAGAAATTATTAAAGAAACAAAAGGCCAATTTCGACCTCACAGATTTCATCGTGTCCGAGAGTTCCGGCACCACATTAGCACCGGCAGATCATCCTAGCGATGCTGTGCTGGCGTCAGATGTGCAAGGTCACCTCAAGGACTTGATGAAATGAATGGCTCCAAACAAAAGCAACTGCGCGCCATGTTTTGGAGTCAAGCACACCTGCTCGACTACTCTATAACTGACCAAGACGAGTGTCTTGAGGGGTTGAAGGCGTCGGCGGGTTACGACCTCGTAGAGCATGATGTTCGGCGAGAATTTGGAATAGGACAAGGAATAGGAAAAATGACTACGAACTTTCCCTCAGTAATGAACCCCAGCGACCTCGCAACCGCGCTTGGTCAAAGTCAAGTCATCTCCGCGACCGGTGGTGGTGGTGGTAACTTCCTCAAGATGGATTTCGAGACCGGCGAATGGTTGCTGGGTATCGACTCCGATATCGTGACCGACGACGAGGTGTTGGTTAACACGCAGTCGATTGCTCACGGTTGGGTACTCTGGTCGGCCGGAAGGCCGAAGAAAACCTTCGTACCTTTCAACCAACCCCTGCCGCCTGAGTTGCCGCCAATCGGTGAGGACTATGCGTCCGAGGCGCGGTCCTTCGGTGGCGCGCTGTTCGACGACGGGACGCAACTCTCGTTCGACACCAACAGTTTCGGTGGGCGAAAGGGCATTGACGTGCTACTGGGTGAGATCAAGGCTCACGCGGCAACCGGTTCTGTTTACCTCTACCCGTTGGTCAAGCTGACCAGTGAGTCCTACTCGAATAAAAAGCGTGGTGGTAAGCTGGTCTACAACCCTGTGTTCGAGGTCGTCTCGTGGCACAATGAGGACGGTGTCGCAGAAGAAGCGGGACCAGAGCAGATCGAAGCACCGGTCGAGGCTGAAGCCGCTATTGAAGCTGAAGTCGAAGAACCTAAAAAGCGGCAGCGCCGCAAGTCAAAAGCCGCAGCGTAGCCTCCCTCCGCGCGGCCCAGAGGGGGTGGGGAGTTATTACCCTTTCGCCCCACCCCCTCGCTTTTTTAGGTGAATGAAAATGTTATTTTTAGATATCGAAACCCGCTCCGAGTGCGACCTGATCTTCCACGGCCTGCGCCGGTACGCGGAAGACCCGACGACGCAAGTCATCAGCATGGCTTATGCAGTTGGCGATGCCGAGGTCCGCTTCTGGTGGGCGCATGAACCCTTCCCGCAAATAGTTATTGAACACTTCAGGTCCGGTGGTCTG